TCAAGAACTTCTATCGTCAGATCCTTACTGGTGACAAGGTAGATAACATCGAAGGATTACGTGGTATTGGTCCTAAGAAGGCTGACAAGATCCTAGGTGACTTCGATACTGACCTAGCCATGTATGAGGCTGTTCTGAAGGCTTATGATGGTGATGCTGAACGTGTGTTAGAGAACGGACAACTACTATGGATTAGACGTAAGGAGGGTGAGCTATGGCAACCACCGACACCATCGTCTACCTAGAATGGGTAGATGCTGTAGCCAGTTCAGGGTGGCAACTAAAGGGTACTGGTTCAGTAGCAAGGTGTAAGTCTGTTGGTTTTATGACACATGAGACTGATGATGAAGTACACCTAGCAGCAGCGATAGGAGAGAATGATTGCAATGCTGTCATGATCATTCCTAAAAGCTGGATAAGTAATTGGACGGAGATCGACATTGAAGCCTTCAAGCGCAAAAAACAAAGGCAGATTACTGCAAAAGCTGGTGGTGCAAAAACTAAGAGACACTTTCAATCTAAGCGAACATGATTGCAAAAGCACACCAATGGGTACACAAGGCGAGGATGTCTGGCTCTCGACGAATGCACTGGAACGATTTCGGTACGGTATTGAGTGCAAGAACAGAGCAAGAATCGCAGTCTACACTGACTACGAACAAGCAATACGGCACTGTGAAGGCAAAGACAAAGAACCCCTCTTAGTCATCAAGCAGAATAGATCTGATCCTTTAGCACTGGTTAGCCTTGATCACTTCATAGCAATAGCAGAGAAGGCTAAGTTGTGGGAAGTACATCAGAAGCAGAAGACTGTAGAGGAAAGCAAACAAGCCACCAGGATGAGAAAGGTTTATGGCCAATATTAAAGTAGACTACATTGATCACATGGGTAATGACTTAACGGTAGTCAATGCTGCCCGTGTTAGCTTCGATAAAGAGTCAGAAGCTGTTGATTGGTACGACACAGAGCAAAGCAATCATTACTTCCCTTTACCTGTGTTAGATCCTAAAGATATCAAGCTGATTAACTATCTAGCTAAACACAACCATTGGAGTCCATTCAGTCATTGCTTTATCCAGTTCAGGATCAAAGCACCGATCTTCGTAGCTAGGCAGTTGATGAAGCATACGGTAGGGCTAGCCTGGAATGAAGTCAGTAGACGCTATGTAGACAGTAAGCCAGAGTTCTATCAGCCTACTTACTTCAGGCGTAAAGCACCTAATGTCAAGCAAGGTAGTTCGTCAGAGCCTGTAAAAAGCTTCACTGACTGGAATGAAACAGTTGACAAGTACACTGCTTATATGGTAACATTGTACGACCTAATGCTCAAGGAAGGTATTTGCCCTGAGCAAGCTAGGATGATACTCCCCCAATCCATGATGACTGAATGGTATTGGAGTGGGAGCCTTTACGCCTTTGCTAGAGTATGTCAATTAAGGTTAGCAAAGGAAGCCCAAGCAGAGACAAGGATCGTTGCAGAGAACATCTGCCGAACCTGCTCTGAAATATTCCCTAATGCCTGGGATGCCCTAATGAATGGAGATGAAGATGAGTAGTAGTAAAATTAGCTTTCATGTGTCGATAATGTCAGAAGAAGATGAAGAAGGAAAAAAACACAACGCTGACTATGGTTTTCCACTACAGCATATGGTTGATATTAATGCTGTCTACGATAGTGGTATTGCTTGGTCTACGTTGTTAGAGAAAGCCTGTGAAGCTATAGGTGCTTACTACGGTTACGATGTCAAGGATAAAGTGTTTGTTAATCAGTTCGGAAAGATCGTTAACATCTTCGGACATGATGATCCTGAAAACTACGAAACAGACTCAGAAGCTGATGAGAATCCTACTACTTGATATCGAATCAGCACCAAACACTGCTTATGTCTGGGGTTTGTTCCAACAGAACATCAGTATCAGCCAGATCGTAGACAGCAGTAGTGTTTTGTGTTGGTCCGCTAAGTGGTATCAAGGTGATCAGTTGATGTTCAGTAGTATCCTAAACGGTAAGAAGACTATGCTAAAGAAGATCCATAGTCTCTTAGATGAGTGCGATGCTGTGGTACATTACAATGGAACTAGGTTTGACATACCAACACTCAATAAAGAGTTCCTCGAGGCTGGTATGTCTCCTCCAGCACCTTACCATCAGATTGACCTGTTAAAGACTGCTAGAAAGGAATTTAGGTTTCCTAGTAACAAACTGGACTATGTCGCTAGAGCATTAGGACTAGGACAGAAGACTAAGCATGAAGGCTTTGAACTTTGGATTAAGTGTATGAACAAAGACAAAGCAGCATGGGAAGTCATGGAGCAGTACAATAAACAAGATGTAATCTTACTGGAAAAAGTCTATGAGCGATTTCTTCCCTGGATTCGAACCCACCCGAACATCTCCGTCTCAGGGGATCACAGGAGCTGTACAAGATGCGCTAGTATCAATCTACAAAGGCGAGGGTTTAGTACCTCCCTCACAGGAAAGTATCAGCGTTACCAGTGCCAAGACTGCGGTGGATGGCAACAACAAAGAAGGAGTGAACCAATTGCTGCCGAAATACTCAAACCAAGCTAAACAGGTTGGTGGTAATCATTACAAGGAAACAACACTACAACCTTGGGATGTTATCTCAGCATGGTCCTTAGATCCTTGGTTAGCTAATGTTGTTAAGTATGTCCAACGACATCAACGTAAGAATGGTAGAGAAGATTTAGAGAAAGCAGTACACTATCTGGAGTATGTGATTGAGAACTATGATTTAGTAAAGAGTAAGTATTATGAATGACAATTTGTTTGTAAGCTTTAGTGGTGGTAAAACCTCGGCTTATATGACGTACAAAATATTAAACTCATCTTTTAAAGAGAGGTACAAAAATATTGTTGTTTGTTTTGCTAATACAGGTGAAGAACACCCCAACACTTTAAAATTTATTAATAACTGCGATAATATTTTGGGTTTTAACACTGTTTGGTTGGAGGCTGTAATTAACCCTGAAATGGGTAAAGGCGTAAGATCAAAAATTGTTTCTTATGAAACAGCTAGTAAATTAGGTGAGCCTTTTGAAGATATGTGTGCCAAGTACGGGATACCTAATATGTCTTTTCCACATTGTACCAAGTATCTCAAACAGTATCCACTACATCATTATGTACGCTCTGTTTTAGGTTGGGAAAAAAACTATGATACGGCTATTGGTATACGGACAGATGAACAAAGGAGAGTAACAAAAAACAAAGATATATATAATGTTGTCTATCCTCTAATTGATTGGTTTCCTTCTGACAAAGTTGATGTAAATGATTTCTGGGAAGATATGCCGTTTACTTTAGATATTGACGAACACCAAGGTAACTGTAAATGGTGTTGGAAAAAATCTTTGACAAAGCATTTTAAAAATATCCAAGAAAACCCTGAATGGTATGAGTTTCCTAAAAAATTAGAGTCTAGGTATTCTTCAGTAAAAACAACGAAAGAAGGAAAACCATTAGCTTTATTTAGAGGACACAAAACAACAATCATGCTTTTACAAGAATTTAGTGAGTATAAACAAAGTAATCAACTATCATTGAACTTTAATGAAGATTTAAACGGAGGATGCTCAGAAAGCTGTGAGGTTTATGGAACTGATTAGGAGTAGCTATGGCTTTAACGATTCTGGACTTGTTTGATAAACTTAAGAGGCTGGATGAGATCTCGCTCATGGAGATCTTAGAGATAACATCAGAAGAACTGGTAGACAGGTTTGAGGACAGAATCGAAGCCATGTTTGACCAACTTGTTGACGAAATAGATGACACCGAAGAGGAAGAAGAATGAAGTTGAATAACTATTCAAGTTTTATCCACAAGAGCCGTTACAGCCGTTTCATTGACGAACAAGGCAGGCGTGAGAACTGGGATGAAACAGTTAACCGCTACATGGCTTTCATGAAGAAGCAACTGTTAGACAAACACAAGTATGAGATCCCACAGCATATCTACAAGACTGTAGAGAAAGCTATTCGTAACATGGATGTGATGCCTTCCATGCGTTGTATGATGACTGCTGGTGAGGCTCTGGAGCGTCAGAACATTGCTGGATACAACTGTAGTTATCTACCTATTGATGATCCTAAGTCCTTCGATGAAGCGATGTACATCCTTCTTTGTGGTACTGGTGTAGGATTCTCTGTAGAGGCTAAGTATGTTAATCAACTCCCTGAAGTCCCTGATCAGCTATTCGATAGTAAAACTACTATCGTGGTATCCGACAGCAAAGAGGGCTGGGCTAAAGCATTACGACAACTCATTGCTTTACTATACGCTGGAGAAATTGCAACATGGGACGTATCCAAAGTTAGACCTGCTGGCTCCAGACTTAAGACCTTTGGAGGCAGAGCTTCTGGTCCAGAACCCCTCGTTGAACTATTCAAATTTGTTATTAGGAAGTTCCAAGCGGCCAAAAATCGTCGTCTGTCGTCCCTTGAATGCCATGATATTCTGTGCAAGATCGGGGAGGTTGTTGTTGTGGGTGGTGTGCGGCGTTCTGCGATGATATCTTTAAGCGATCTCAGTGATGATCGTATGGCACACGCTAAAGCAGGAGCATGGTGGGAACAACAAGGACAGCGTAGCCTTGCTAACAACTCTGCTGTGTATGATGTAAAGCCTTCAGTAGGGCAGTTTATGCGTGAATGGTGTTCGATCTATGAAAGCCATTCAGGTGAACGTGGTATCTTTAACAGAGACGCATCGAAGAAGCAAGCAGCTATCAATGGTCGTAGAGATCCTAACCATGACTTCGGTACGAATCCTTGCTCAGAGATTATCCTTCGTCCTTACCAGTTCTGTAACCTTACAGAGGTCATTGTTCGTGATACGGACACTCTACAAGACTTGATGTACAAAGTACGTGTAGCGGCTGTTCTAGGCACTTGGCAGAGCACAATGACTACCTTCCCATACCTACGTAAGATCTGGGAAAAGAACACGTCTGAAGAGCGTCTATT